TTTTTTATATGTTCGTCAAAAGCTTTCTCCAGCGTAGATGATTTGTGCATGCCGGGAATATTGGTGTCTAAGTGGGTGTTTGAGGTCATGACTGAGTTCATAAAAGCTTTTTTATATTCAATATCTTTTTTATTTTCGATAATCGCTGTGTCTCGCACCCAACAACCAATAGACGCAGCCATTACTAAATCGTCATTATAACCTCGTTGAGCTTCTGGGCGACCATTCCTCCAAATAAACGTATCTAATTCACTCGCAAGTCTCGTAGAATAAATAGTTAATACTTTATTTCTAATAAATTCTTCAAACTTAGCGATGATTAGTGGTCTAGTTTTGGAAGATGTTGTAAATCCCGGAATAACCGATGAGTCACCCTGTGCTGCATATTGGTCTACATATTCATGAGTGCTTTTTTTAGAATAAAAAATGTTTTTATATTCTTTTTCAATTAGTTTGTCCAGAACATGATAGCCAACAGAATTATTCTCAACTACCAGCATGGCGCAATTATATTCATTGCCAGAAGTGAACAAAATCTCGGCAAACAAGTCAGGAGTTGGTTTGCCTTTATATTCACACACCAATTCCATTGTCTCTAATTTGAAAACATGAAAGGTACTGGAATCAAGCCCGTCGCCTCTTGCCACATCAGCCACCAGCAAATAATTATTTTCGTCGCTTGGCTCTTCCCAAATCCAAATGTTCCTATCAAATCCAACTTTATATTTTGGCTCAACAATATTCGATTTAATCCTTACGATGTCATCTGGATGTATAACAGTATCACCGGAAGTATTAAAATTACACTCATACTCCTGCGCAATTTGCCGTTGGCTCATATTTCGGGTTTCTGTTTCAAACCACTCTTTATCCCTGTCGGGATGCTTACCCCACAGAAGTTTAACCGGAAAGAATTCATTCTGCCCACTTTCGGCACTCACATAGGTCTCGTGGAACCAATCTCCTACACCGTTTGGAGTTGAAATGGCTATGCATCGCCCACCAGTTGAAATTGTAGGATATAAACCAGTCCAGAGATCTTGAAGGTTTTCTATGTGTGCGGCCTCGTCAATCACTAATAACGACAAGGCTTCAGAACGACCGGCGTCGCCTGAAGTAGAAGATGCTTTCACTTGGCTCCCGTTTGTAAGTTCAATACTGTTTTTATTGTCAACGCTGAAATCTGAGATTCTTAACCAATCAGGCAGATGTTTTAAAATTGTTTTAACTTTCTTGACCATGTTTGCGGCAGTAGCCAATTTAGTGGCAATTATTAAAACATTTTTATCTCTATGGAATAAACAAAGCCAAGCTATGTAAGCTGCTGTAATCGTTGAAATTCCAAGCTGTCGCGCCTTTAAAACAACAATAAAACGATGCAAGTCAAGATCGTCAACCAGTTCGCTTTGAAAATCATAAGTTTTGAAAGGTATTAAACCCTTTCCTGGGTGTGGAATTTTAGCATAAGTATTGATAAAGTAAACCGGCTTTTTGCCACACTTGACTATCTCTTTTATTATCTGTTCTTTGGTTAATTCGTAGGCCATTAATCATTTTTTTTAGTAACATTCGATGGTTTTTTGTCAGACTTCTGTGCAAGGAAATCTTTAAAATTTTTCTCAAGTCTATCTTGAGATGGTTCGCCCACCGGGAGAACATCTTTCATATTTCCAATAGTATAAGTTTTTTTACACTCGACCCAAGTTCTAATCTTCGACATATTTTGTAAAAACATATCCAATGGACCGTCGTCTTTTAAGCTTAGAGTATTGCCTGTAACGTTTTTATATTCTTTCTTAAGAAACTTAATGATATCGGAATAAGTCTGCTCTATTTCTTGCTCTAGTTTTTTATTATGAAAATCCTTTAGCGGAAGTTCTGACTGGTAAGAGACAATCATTTGAGGCCCACTAAGACGAACATTGAACCCGTCCATTACTCGTGAATCTTTAATAGAGTGTCCTTTTTCTCTTTTCAAACCAATCTTAATTGGCTCACCATCTTTATTTGAGGCACCATCATATGCGTTTGACGCTGCTTGATTGATCCCTTGAATTATTTCGTATACTGTAGCCATTTATTTTTGCTCCTTATTGGGCCTCCAGCCGTTGGCCCATCTTTCTTCTCGATCTTCAACCCATTGAATATAGCAATCCCAGCAACATTCAAACTTATTCATATAAAGATCATCTCTTGCGCTAAAAGAATATGCTTCACAAACCAAACAAACTCTTTTAGTTTCCTTACTAATTAGATTTTTTGCTAGTAAAAAACCATCTTTTTCTGTTTTCTCATGATCTTCGTCTCTTTTTCTTTTGTTCTTGTAAATCTCTTTAAGCTGCAAAAGGTATTCTTCTTCCTTGAAATCATCCCACAGAGACTTGGGATTTAAAATAGTTTCCTCTCCAAATTTCTTTGCGATTGCTTTTTCAACGGCAGCTATTTTGTTAAAATCTTCCTTTATCCTACTCATAAGAAATCGTTTGCCACTCCCCATTCGCTACAATCTTTAAGCGGTGCGTATCCTCTTCATAAAGCATCAACCCATTAAGAGCAGACGTGGCTGTGGGCTTAGACGCAGCTGGAACTCGTGGCAGCAAGAGACCTTCTCCGCTGGAAGATAATTCTAGTATTGCATTTGTGTTGGGGCTCGTTGTTCCGATGCCCACATTTCCATCTTGTTTGATTGACATTCTTATATTGCTATTGGTTTTAAAATTTAAATTATCGTTACCGTAGTCGTTGTAAATAATCCATTTTCTGGTGGTGCTCTCATAAAATTCAAGGCCCGGATGGCTATCGGTATGTCCAACAATTTTAATTCTAGCATCATCTGCATCAGCTTTGATATTTCCAGCCACATGCAATTCACAATCGGGAGAGCCTACGCCATTGATCCCCACTCTTCCTGTAGATGCGTCACACTTAAATAGCGGGTTGCCCTCATTGGAACCGTTACCCTTGACAACAAAGTCGATATTGTTGCTTCCGTCGTTGATAGTAATCTCATGAGGAGCAGAACCTTTTTTCTCTATGTCTAAGAAAGTTAGATTACCAGCTTTGAAAGTTATGTCATCATCATTAAATCTTATCCATGTATCGGCATCTCCATTGTGATAAATGTATTGATCGACACCAATATTACCAGCAACATCTAATTTATAATCTGGACTTTCTGTGCCTATTCCCACTCTATCGTTCGATGCGTCGATGAATAAGGTTCCTGCATCAACATCCACATCATCGTCGCCACTACCCAAGTCGATATTGCCATCAACAATTAGAGTGCCAGTTATGCTTGCATTGCTTCCATATTCAGACATTTTAAAACCCTCTAAAAATAATAATATATTATACTATAAAATATATAGTTTTTTATATAAAAAGGAGGCTAGGGGTTACCCCCCAGCCTCCAGAGTCAAACAATTAAATTAAAAATTTAATCACTTGTCAAGTTTTGCTTTTAGCATTTCAATCTGGATAGATTGTTCTTGTATAGCCGAAACAAGGATTGAGGTCAAGCGACCGTAATCCACACCGTAAAGGCCATCTTCAGTGCCATGAACAGCTTGAGGAACAGCTTTCTTAAGATCTTGAGCTAAGAAGCCAAAGTCTTGAACGCCATCCTTTTTCCAAGTAAAGTTTACAGCCTTAAGAGAATTAACAGTTTTCAATGCGTTGCGCATAGGCTTCACATCACTCTTGAGTCTCTCATCTGAATAGGTAACAAATGCCGCAGCTCTGATTTTGTTGATAGCATTCGAGCCATCTTGAACATCAACAGCGTAATCGCTTGTAGCATCACCACCCATGCGAACGGTTTCACTATTTCCATCTTTGATGATAATAGCATTCTCAGATGCATCCCACAACATGAGGTCATTTGCATTGGTTCCGTAGAACGTAACATCGTGACCAGCAGTAGAAGCACCAACGGTAACGGTACCTTTCGCGGTAAGCGCAGCGTTGCCAAGAGTCAACAAGTCGGTGTCGGCAGCGCAACCTACGGTGAAGCCAGTGTCAACGACAACGCTACGTCCACTAACAGTGGTTGAAGCGCTAACTTCGCCAGCTGTTGCGTGAACAGCACCAGCAACTTTCAGCTCGTTGGCCTCAAGCGTGAGCAAGTCAGCGTCAGCAGAAGTACCAATAACGCCGTCCTCATCAAGAATAAGCTTCATACCGGAAATCTGACCAGAGCCAGAAATCGTAGTCGAAACCGTTGCTCCAGCAACAGTTAAAGTATTGGCTGTAAGAGTCATCAGGTTGGTATCAGCAAGACAACCAATGGTCTTACCGTTATCAACGACAAAGCTACGTCCACTAACTGTAGTGGATGCACTAAGCTCACCGGCAACAGCATGAGCGCTACCGTTGATTTTTAACTCACCACTTTCTAACTGTAACAGGTCCTGATCCTCGGCAATACCAATGTAGCCGTCGTTATCAATGAGTACGCCACTGCCAGAAAGTCCACCAGAACCAGAAATTGTGGTGGTAGCGACAACTGCTCCAGCAACAGTTAAGGTATTCGCTGTAAGGGTCATCAAGTCGGTATCGTCGAGCAAACCAATTGTCTGACCAGTGTTAACAACAATATTTGAGCCGCTGATCGTACCAGCAACTTCAAGTTTATTATTTTCTAGTGTTAACAAATCACTGTCACCAGCAGTACCAATGACTCCGTTGGTATCAATGATGAGCTTCATACCGGAAAGCTGGCCGGAACCAGAAACGGTAGTAGCTGTTGCACCGTTGCTGAAAGCAGCAGCAGCGGAACCTAAGAAGTTGGCACGAGTCATTTTGCGAATCGTACCCCCGTCACCGTCATCCATAAGGATGGTGTCGGAATTGTTTACGCTAGTTGCTGCGGCCTGATTAGTAATATCAACATTCATTGTTAATGTATTACCAGAACCAGCGGATGCGAGTCCATCGCCACCAGCAATAGTGAGTGTCTCGGAATCTAAGTCGATGGCAAGAGCGCCGCCGCTGTCACCTTGGAAGTCCAAGTCTTGAGCGGTTAGCTGGGCATCAACATACGCTTTGATACTCTGCTGTGTAGCAAGAGCGCCAGCTGCGTTTGAGGTCATATCGTCCTCGTCTAGAATCGCGCTGACTTTGACGCTGCCGTTCGCAAGTCCCGTACTACCAGTGATCAAGAGCACTGGTAGGGATGCGGTTGTTGAAATATACATCATTTCGCTGGCGGCAGCACCAGAAAGATAGATGGAGCCTGACGTTTCAGGCGGTGTTCCAGAAGCGTGCTTCTGGAGATCGATATAGCTACCGTATGCGGTAACTGTAACAGGTGTTGTAGACATAATAAGTTTTCCCCCTTTTATTACAATAACTCCCTATTTATAGGAAGCGTCTAGGGGTAAGTAGAGTTTAAATTATCTTTGAGTGGTACGTTTAAGTAAAATAATTTCTGATTTTAAGTTATCTATTTGAAGTTGCTGTTTTTTTATTCCTTCAACTAAAATTGGAATAATTCTTGTGTAATCCATACTAAATGCTGACTCATGGTTTTTATCCCACTCTACAATATTAGGTATCTTTTTACCAACCTCTTCTGCTATAAACCCATAATCACTTTTTTTATTCTCTTTCCAAGAGAAAGTAATGCCTTCGATGTCAGAGAGTAATCCAAGCGGGTCTTTGATGGGTTTAATGTTTTCTTTATATCGAACTGAGGAGTAAGTAAGATAAGCGTTTGCTTTAACTCTCCCTGCGGCACCTGCAGTGTCTGGTAGGGTGATAGCATGAGTGACACTAGCGGGAGCAACTCCAACGCCTAAGTAATTATCAACATATACAACAGAACCTGACAAGATTATACCGTTGCCGGAACCAGAGATTTCAAGATAATTGTTGCTCGAATTATTATACTGGATATAAGAGTCATTACCGGAACCGAAATATAATTTGATATCGTCGCCAAAGGTCATCGCAGTGGTATCCTCTCCAGAGACAGTAACAATCTCAATACCGCCAGCTATCTTTAAAGGAGAAGCTCCTACAAGAGTTCCGTCAATTTGAATTTTGCTGCCCGATAAAGCAATACCTTCTGTGGAGCCTGAGATTGTAAAATAATCGCTTGAACTTTCATCATATACAATGTATGCGTCACTCCCATCGCCAAAGAAAAGCTTTTTGTCATCAGCTACGGTTAAGTGGCCAGTTGAGTCATTAAAGGTGAGAGTGGAAACTCCACCGGTTTCACTTCCTCCGTTGTTATATTGTAGTTGTGAATCGCTTCCACCCGGACTCGCGGTGGCAGTAATAGAAGAGTTTTCTATGAT